CCCAAAGCCAGTGCCGTTTCCGCCAGTATAAGGCGCCCACGTCGTGCCCGTGCCGTTGCCTCCATGCCCCCCTGTTCCGAACAAGGAGTCGGCTCCTGTTCCGCCGCCCCCGTAACTCACACTCCCCGATGTGCCACCACCTGAAGCTAGCGCTTCCCCCATCCCGATAAGCGCAACTAGGATGACGCCACCGCCGTTGCCGCCCGAAGTTGTGCCAGTGGCGTTGCCACCACCTCCACCACCTCCGCCGGCTTGATAATAGGTCGCAAAAGCGAAGGTGGTGATCGCGAGGTTGCCTTCCCCTCCATCGCCAGCGCCGCTGGCAGCGCCGGCTGCTCCCTGGCCGTAATATAGAAAGCTACCGCCCTGACCTCCGACCGACGCGCCGGTCGTGAGCGAAGTCGGCTGACTGCCGGCTCCATACTGAGCCGGCAACACCAGAGAGCGTGTTAGATCGCCTGATACGTAATTGGGACACGTAACGGAAGTTTGGCCGCCGCCCGTTCCCGCAGCCCCAGCTGCGCCACCCGTTCCGGCCGCCCCTACCGTGACTGTTATAGACTCTCCCTCGGCCATCGATAAGCATTCGTAGCCGATAACACCCGCTGTTCCGCCTCCGCCCCCTGCTCCAGCGTTTATGCCGCTGGCAACAAGGATAGCGCCACCGCTTCCGCCACCACCCCCGTTACAGGCGTCCACTCTTGGTTGACCGAGAAATCCTTGCGGAACAACCCAAGTCCACGGGCCGTTCAGGGACGTGGGGTCTATTGCACCATCAGTGACTACGCCAATGCCTGGTTTAAACTCAACTATATGCTGTAGGAGACCAAAGCCTAACATCACACACCTCCAACAAGTTCTGACTGAACTGGAGGCGTTGTCAGGATCGTAGTTGCACGCGCAGAAGTCAGGATACCCGCAGTAACGAGCTGATCAACAAGGCCGGCCGTAGCTGTAGCTTGCAGATCGATATAATTTGCAGTTGAGAGATACTGCCAAAGTGCTTCCATCTGTGCAGCCGCGGTTCCCGTCCCTTGGCGCGCGGAATTAATCCCCACAATCTCGGTCGGCTCTAGTCGATTAAGCAAAGCAAATTTAGTGATCTTCCAGCTGGGAACGATCGGAACGGGCGGCGTGAAGTGGATGTTGTCCGTCGTGGTCCATCCGGGCCCGACGCCGGGCGGCTGCTCTACACAGACATAGGCTGGATAGTACCCCTGGGCTCGCGTCACTGAATCGGCGCAGATCACGGTGGAAACCACGCCGTTCTTAATGAGTAGTACGTTCATTTGTAGCACCCCGCGACCGCCTGAGCATCGGTCATGCCGGCGTAGGCGCCCCCGGTTGCGAGCGCGGCCTTGAGAGCCGCGTAGTTGGGACCGCTCATGTCACGCCCCGTTCGCGGTATCAGTGAACGAGGTGACCGACACATTCGTTCCTGAACTGAAGGCGCCCGGGAAACTCAAATCACCCCCGAAGGTAATGGTCGCTCCAATCGCCACACCCGTGCTGGTCACGTTCTGGGAGAGCGTGATCGTCGTGCTCGTCACACCCAGTACGTACGTGCCTGCCGGGATGTTGGTGCCGCTCGCAGTCTGACCTGCCACTATCGGAGAGGTTGCAGCGAAGGTGAGCACGTTCCCCGATGCCGTGGCAGCGCTTGTGGCGAGCGTAGACGTCTGGTAGACGTTGCCCTGCGCCACACAAGTCGTGCCAGCACTGGACGTGCAAATGCGCCAGTAGCCCGGAGTGCCGCTGGCCGCTGCCGCTTCGGAGGTGATGGCGCTCATGGTGAGCACGCCCGCGGACACCGTGCCGATGGTCGAGGACATTGGCAGCGACGCCAGCAGCGTGCCGCTCGCCGCCGTTGCGCAGTTGGCAGGCGCGGAGCCCGAGTAGATCAGCAGGTACGCGGTCGAGCCGGCCTGCGTGACGATGTCGCCCATGTCGTTGGTGCGATGAACGGTGGAGTACTGAATCATAGTTGCATTTCCTGTTGAGTAGACGATGAGTTCAAGGCGCGCTCCTGCGAGGCGATACAACGGGATGACTGGGAGCGCCGCGCCCGCCCATCGACCCAGGGGCAAAAACGATGTGCCCCCGGTGCCGGTGGTGCGTGAGCGCGAAGCACTCGACGTTGCAATACTCCTGCGCCCAGGCGCGCGGAGTGAACTGCTTGCCGCAATGCTTGCAGACGCGCGTCAGCTCAAGAGATCGTGATCGTGACGGCATTTGGTACTCCAGCCGGAAATGTCTTGCACACGACGTTCGAGGGCGCCGAGGCGGTTCCATCGCTCGCGACCGCCACGACGTCCCAGTACACGGTTTCGGCGTCTTTCAGGCCGGTCGATACACTGATCGGTGAGCTGGTGAGGCCCTTGGCAACAGGCGTCAGCGCGGTCGGGCTCGATCCCTGGAACAGCTCGTAGGTGAGCGCGCCGGATATGGCCGTGCCGTCGGTGTTTGTCGTCGGTGCGGTGAATGTGATGGTGGCGGTTGGGGCCACGCCGGCTTTGCCCTGCACGCATGTCGGGGTTGCCGCGAGAGCGGGCGTGGCGAGGATCGCGAGGGCCGCGAGGGCGGGGATCAGTGTCAGGGTGCGGTGCATGTCAGTCTCCAGGGTGTCTGTGATCGGTCTACGGACTCATGAAAAGCCGACGCTCAGCGCGCCGGCGCGTCTCAATCGCTTCGGACGGCGCGCCATCGACGTAGTCCCACTCGAGCAGCGCGTCGGCGGCCTCGAACGGGTTCCCCTCGTTCATATCGCGGCGCACGGTCGAGTGGGCGAGCGCGGCAGCAAGAGCAGGATTCGGAGTTGACATGTTTACACCTTGCCGGTTCAACCTGCGTTGTAAGGGTTTGCGAGAAACGGGAGATGCGTTAGAACCAATGTGAGCAGGAGCACGAGGCTGGTATCAACCTCGTCTGGAAGCCGGACGTGGTAGAAATACTCAGACGCCCAAGACACGATGTTGACGATAGCCGCAGCCGCAAGTGCGCCGCTTGTTTTTTGTGGATCAAGTTTCACGTGGAACACCTCTAAGGATTGCAGCCAAGCGCCTTTCGCGTGTAGAGCCAGCACGCGATACGCTCGTTGATACCGTTGAATCCACCGTTGATACGCTCGCAGATGGTCGCGAATGTGTTCGGGTCGCGATCCGCCAACTCGTTCAGTCCGTTAGACTGCCAGAACCATCCGGCGGACTGAGCGCCCCACGTCGGGTCTTCGAGCAGCGCGGGGTTCGTGAGCAACGGTAAGCTGAGCGCCTCTCCGCAGGCAGCGTAATTGTCTCTCCCTGTTATCTGGAGGCAGCCGCGCCCGATGTATTTCTGCGCGTCATCGAGTGTCTTGTTGCCGAGGATGCCAACGTAGGCGCTCCCAGTACCATCCTCTCGCAGCATAGACAACGATGCTGTTTCCTCAGCACAGTTGGCAAGGAATGCTGCCTGACGGACCGGTGTCGTGATCTGCCAACGAGACATGGCCGCAGAAAGTGGAGCGGCGAATAGCCGAGCGCGCGCGACGCCGCAGTACGGCATGGCAAGTGCGAGTACGTCGGGAGTCACTTCAGACCTCGCTGATCCAGGAGTTTGTCGATTCGAGTCGTAACCGCCCTTTGATATTCGTCGATCTTGTCCTCAAGCCGCCTGAACGACGCAGTGCGTTCATCATCGACTGCCGCGCGCTCTAACTTGAAGCGGTCGAGTTCGCCTCGCGTGACGGCGGTTTTCTCCAGGTTATCGATACGGGCGAATAGGCGCCTAGTGACCCAGCCTATCAAACTCAGACCACCTGCAACCAGTACGCCAAGGACATTCGACGGTGTAGGTTTGATGTTCATTGTTATGCCGTGTAGTAAAAGACTACAGCGCCCGTCAACCCATCCCCGTCAATCGTTCCAGACGCATACGACCCATTAACTCCGCCTCCATACGGCGAGCCGTCTCCGCTCACCGTGCCGTCAATACCAGCGCCGCCTTTTCCTGCGGTCGTTCCTACCGCAGCAGTGCCAGCGTTGCCCGTGGTGTTTGTCGAGCCTCCGGTTGCAGTCCCGCCAGATCCACCGCCGCCACCTCCACTGGAGCTTCCAGAACCACCGCCATCACCGCCACCTGCTGTTATCGTTGTTATAGACAGAGACCCGCTGCTGACGCTCGATGCGCCGCCAGTAGAGCCAATGCCACCTCTGTCGCCGCCAGGGCCACCGGCTCCGACCACATAGTCAATGGTCTGACCGCCGGTTACTGTGTAAGACGCGCTTGCGTACGCGCCACCACCACTACCTCCGCCAGCATCGACATCACCAGCGCCACTGCCGCCACCGCCACCCCAGACTTCTATGACAAGATTAGTGGCCCCTGTTGGGACAGTCTCTGTACCTGACCCTGACGTGTAGATGTGAATGGCAGATACGAATGCCGGAGTCGTATTCGTCAGTGAAACTGAAATTGTGTTAGTATTTGCAGACGTTACACCATCAGTTCCCGTGCAGTACGCGGATGCGCTGTCTGTTGATCCCGCGTCAACCGTCGCGGAAAATGTCGTCGATGAGCTAGTTGGACTCGTGGCAGTGCATCCATTGCAAGTCCACGAGTACGTATATGACCCGCCGCCCTTTGTGAACGCGCATGATGCGGTTCCGCTTGTCACAGTGCCGGATGGGTTGCCCGCTGCTGACGATCCAGAGACATCTAACGGCTGCGTGAGCACCTGAACGCCGGTCGTTCCATAAGCGGCAAATATAGTATTGAGGTCCGCTCCAGCTACTTGGTAATTCGTGATTGCAGCGGCTGTACCTGTTGAGAGTGGCGCGTACCGAGTATCGAAGTCTGTACCTGCCACTTCGTACTTCACGGCGGATGCTTGCGGCCACCCGGAATACCACGGATCGAATACGCTATCGAGGTCTGTTCCGGCTTTTTCGTAATTGGACGCCATCGCGCTAACCCAGCGGAACGACCAACGATTCGAGCCGCGATACTTTTCCGGAAAGCTCCCTCACCGCCTGCATCAGAAGCCCGATTAGAGCAATGTGATCAACGCTCAGCGTCTCTTTTCCATGAACTGCAACCGGAAGGGATTTCTGAACATCCTGCGCGACCACTCCTGCCGCATGCACGCCACCGACTTTCCATCGATACGTAACGCCGCGTATATTCGATACCTTCTCCAATGCGTTCGGAATTTCTTGTATTTCGTCCTTCAGGCGCTCATCGGATGAAGAATCGAATGTTGTGGCATATACAGTTCCATCCACCGTTAGCGCATTGCCACTAGTCGGAGCGTCTATTACCCAGTTGCCAGCGGGTGTAACGTATGCGGTTTGCGTTCCATTTATGTAAAAAAATCCATTACCAGAGCCAGCACAGTTAAAGTTAATGACGCTGGAGAACGAGGTGCCACCGCTGCTTGTAAACGTCAGGTTAGCGTTTAAGCCTTCTCCATCTATCGTTATACCATTCGCGCTATTTGCATTCAGCCCATCGTTGAATGTAGCAGCTCCATTCACGGCCAGTGACGTGAATGTCACCCCGAGTGTTCCATCGACAAGTTGATTGAGCTGAACGGCTTGGTTGCCGTTTACAGCCGGCGCGATTACGGTTGCGCCAAATGTCTGCGTGTGCCAATTGGTCCCATCGAATACGCAATAGATCCCCTGCCCAGAGGATGCCGCTGGAATCGCCCACGTGTATCCCGTAGAGCCATCAGGATAGCGCAGAAACGGACTGCCGCTAGAAACACCAGTCGTTACCGATACAGGATATGCAGACGCTGACCCGAATATCGTCGCGCGAGCCCCGACGGGAGCAGAGGATGAGAGTGTGACAGTGATTGCCGCCGTGAGCGCGCCAGGAAGAACAATTGTGTTTAGGACAGACTCAAGAGACAGATTCGACGTCGGCTGATATATTTGCAATTGACCCGTGAGCGAGTTGAAAGTGCCGGCAGTCGGGGTACAGGTTACGAAGTCACCGGCGCTGAATGACTGCGCAGTAGTGCCTTCCTGAGCGCGTTCTATTGTTAATGTTGTGCCGCTGATTGCCGTGCAATATACGATCTCTGCAACCGTTGAATTGCTCGCGCTTGTCAGAACAAGCGGAAACACTGAGCCCGAGACAATGGTAGGAGCATTTGCAGCCGACGTTACAGACAAACTCGTAGACGTTCTGGAAAGAGCCGAGGCAACCGTCGTACTGAAGAAGTTTGAGATGACGAAATTTGCCATGATGCGCCTACGAAATTGATACTGTGAACGTCATTTGAAATGGGAAATACCAGAGCGGATTAGCCTGTACGAGAGCCTGGAAAACAGACGCGATTGATGAGGCCGGTATGGTGATCGTGTATTCGTGAGCAGTTCCGGAGTATGCGATTCCAACATACTTCAATTCAGATGCGGTGACATCAGAACCATTTGCGCCGTAGAGAAACCTTGCAATGCGACGCTTCAGCCACGGAATGGACATCTGTTTGCCGTCACCGAGGTATGTAAACCACGTCAGCACGCGCTTGTATACGTCGTCAGTGACTGCCGTTGCTGTTCCAGATGTGGTGACATCGAGCATTGCGAATGCCGGCATCCCTCCGAATGGAAGCGCGGATGCGTAATACCCAAGAACTGATTGCGAGAATGATCCAATCGACGGGCGCAGTATTCCGTAGAGATTTGCGCCGATGAAATCAAGGAATGTCCCTCTGATCGCGCTGTCGGTATATAACCCTATGCTGGTAGCTGTCATGAAAGACAGGTACGTCTGCGCCAAACCGTTGTATGCGTTTACGAATGCTTGGAGAGTGTCATCATCCGCGTATTCTTTGTACAAATACGACGCGATGACCGATTGCAGCGGTTGCTGCGCGAACGACTCTCGGTAACTCGTACTCATGCCTGGGAAACCACGATAGCGCCGGCAGCAGCCGTGAAGTACGACTCCGGATCGGACGGTATCAACTGAGTGCCGGCGCTCGGCGCTGTTGTCGTGCCATTGATCGCAATCGTATACGAGAGCGCCGATATCGCAGAGGCTGGAAGGTACCCAGATATCGCTGTTGCAAACGTCGTCGTCATCACATTGAGGTTTATGGACTGTCCGACCTGAATGCTGTTTATGTACGTGGTCAATGCCGCAGCGGCGGCCTGACTCACAAGCGCGCCTTGAGTGAAATTCGGCAGATTCGTATTCCAGGAAACAGTCCCGGTAACTACCTGATCAGGAGGATTGACATACGTCACCGAGAACGTATTGACGCCATCTGTTATCGATACAACGACATTCCTAGAACTTGAAACAGAACTGCCAACCAGCGTCGAGAGATCGACCAGTCCATTCAGGATCGCATACGCCACTGTGTACGAATCACCGCCACCGCAGATTATCTCCCATCCACCTGTCGCTTGTAACACGAGAACGAGGCGAGGATTGACTCCAGGAATAGCCTGCAACTGGCCCGTGATATAGGACGCCACACCTTGAGCAGGAGATTGATACAGGCCGAGCAACTGAGAGCGATAACTCTCCGGAGTCTGCGCGGAGGATCCAGGAGTTCCGGCCTGTGGGTTCGTTGCCGTAATCGTTACGCCAGACGGAAAACTAGTAAGGAGCTGAGTTACCGTATTTGCCGCTGGCGTCCATGATCCTGGTGTAGGGGATACGCATGTCAGCGATACCGTTCCAGCGGAACTTGTCACTCCACCAGGGGCGAGAACGACATATTGATACGTCCCATCGCTAACCGTGGTCCCAGTTGGAATGATTTGTCCGGCAGTCGGAGTTGAGGTACAGGTGAACGTCTCCTGTACGCTGGTATTAGTTTGCTGTCCCTGAGGAACGCCGAATTGAGCGCCAAGGAGTGACAGCATGTACGCATTTGCTGAATACGGAACGGCGTTATTGATCGAATCGACACGCGCCTGATCGACTGTTACGAGCGCTCCGACATCGGTACTAGCTACATCATCGATAAGCGTTCCGGGAAGGTTAGCAGTATATCCCGGCACCACTGCGGCCACGGCACTGATCAACGCCGATTGCAATGAGGACGGCAGCGATGGTTGTGCGCCGGCTGTCGTCATTATCAGCGGAATTGGCGCCGGGGAACTCATACCGGAACCGCCGGGCGCGATCCGCCCGCCAACAAGATCGGAGAATCCACGGTCAACGAACTATCGGCAGTCAACGCAATCGATACGCCGATATTCGCACCGCTGTTCGTAAGGATTGAAACCTTGTATGTTGGATTTGGTGTCATCGTTGTGAACGTTATGGACAGCGATGCAAATAGGTTCGAGAATTGCTTTTGAATGTAGTTCAGGTAATAGTCCGGCAAGACCTGCGTCATGATGGTCTGCTGCTGAGGGATTCCCCACCCAGCGTAGAATGGCGATTCTCCGAGGTTGAGCTTCAGAACTTGCGCAAGCCATGTGACATTCACGGCATCGTTGTTTCCGTTTGCATCGGTAGACACCTCTACCCACGTCTTGCCGCCATTGGCGTTTGGAACGCGACCCCAGACTCTCATGCCGGCGCTCCGGAATCTCCAGTGACTGCCGTTGATCCTGCGACATACGTTCCAGGCAGATGAGTGTGGGTCTCAAAGAGCGTGCCGTCTATCGTTACGCCACTGCTGTTGATCGTGACCGTCTTGCCGCCTGCCGTCATGCTTATCTGTCCGTTTTCGACCGTAATAGTTGAGTTTCCGAATGTGATAGTCGTTCCGGACTGATTCGTCACGACGCTCGAGGCTGTTCCGGTCGTCGTTTGGATGATCGCGCCTTCTGGTCCCTGAACAGTTGCCGCGTTGACATTCGGAGGAGGAGAATTCGCATTGCTGATCGGTACGAAATACAGAGAGACCAGATTGCCGAGTCTGCGCAACGAACCATTGCCGACGCCAAGCCCTGATACCTGACCAATGTATGGCCCTGCGGGCCGCGCGACGCCGAGGTCTCCGACTTGGGTCGGCATCCTGAGCCACGGACTCTCTGACTTCGGTATCGTGACTTCCGGAAGAGTCCACGGGGACGTGTCGGAAATGAACTGGACAGTTACAAGAGCGCCGCTGATCGCGGTGACTTTGCACTGGAGTTCGACGCCGAGATTGTCGATAGCCTCTAGTGCGCGTTTGATCGCGACGTTGTTCAGCTCGAGCTGAATCCAGAACTGGAGTGATTCGTCGTCTATCATGTCGCCGCCGGCACGGAAGTGCTGGCCTCTACCACCGTCACCCACTGCCTAGAGTCTGTCGAGCGGAAGTTGCCGACGTGTCTGAGCTTGGTAACGACGAATGTTCCTTTGAAATTCACTGGATACTGACTAAAAGCCGTTCCAGGGCTAGGGTTCGTCGTGATAAGACCTGGTTTACCTAACAGGTTGTTCGGCATCTCTATCAAGCTACCGACTTGCAAATCTGGCCGCATCACTAAAGTGACCTGTAGTGTTGCCGCATTGATCCATGCCGGCTGGCCGATCAGGCTCTCATAACTCGGTCGAATCGTATTGCCGAGTGGCTGAGTGAAATCTAGCGCGTAGATAGTGCCGTTGTGGATGTACACCTGTACGCCAGGATAACTCTCGTTTCCACCCCACCCTTGAGTAACCGACTGTATGTGCTGCGCCATCTGAGAGAGCGTAGCGGCATAGTGACCCTGGAAACTATCATTCACCATACCGTTCTGAATCAGAATCTTCTGCTTCAGTGTCGGGTATGCCGTCGAGAACATCGAGGCCAGAGCTTGCGATAGCTCCGTGCCCTTCTGCCAGTTCAGCACCAGGTTACCGGGATTCTCTCTCGTATATGGCGTTCCTGGCACAACCATGAATGACAGAGACATCTCTGTTCCGACCCAGTTACCAAATGCAGTCACTACGGAACCGCTCAGGATCAATCCCGGCTTTTGCTGTCGCGCGGCAAGTGGGAGTCCCCCGAGCATTCCGCCATAGACCTGAATCGTCCAATGCGATTCCTGTCCGTTTTTCGTGATCGGCTTGAAGTTATTGATCTGAGTCGATGCGATCTGAGAGAGGTCGATTCCTTCGATAGTGAGAAACACCGCTCCCGATGGTGTTGATGCTGATACCTCGATCAAATCAAATAACACGTTGAGCGCATTCGGATCTGACGTCCCATCGCTGGCGTGACTCGCCCACATCACTATCGGGCCTGAGTATTTACCCTGAACCGAAACGGCTTGCAAGAGATTAGCGCCGACTGATGGTATTGACGTGTTTCCCGAGAAAATCGGCGGCGTCAGTACTATTTTGTAGTACCGACCGCTCACTGGTTAGTCTCGATGTTGCCCGTGGATACTCGGTATACCAGCGTCGAGGCGGAGAATATACCCGGAGCAAGTTGGATATCCGAGCTGAGCGGAGAGCCTATGAGCGGTCCGTACCACACGACATTCGCATTGCTATCCGTCAATGAGAGATACCATCTTTGACCGGCGATATTCCACGCTGCCACCGCTTGATACGGCAGACCATCGAGCGTCAACTGCGCAGTCCAAGGCGGCACCGCAGTGAGCGATGGTGAGAACGGAACATACGTTGTCACAGCGCGCCGCTCGGAATCGAGAACTGACCTATGCCAAGCTGTCCGCTCCACGACGATGATGTCACTTGAGAGCCGTTGTTGAGCATCGACATCAGCGCGCCGAGCTGCTGCTGAACGGATTGCAACGAAATGAGCGGCTGGCGGAACGTGAATAGCCACTCGATCTGCTGCTGCTTGCTGCTTGTTTGAGTAACGTCGGAAACACTCAGCAGAATGCAGTTATCGTAGATCAGAGATGGAGTTAGTACGGTATAGGTTCCGCCGCTATTGTTGTGAGAGTTGAGCGCGGACTGCATGGCTGTGAAGCCACCGAGTTTAGTGAGGTAACCGCCAGTTGAGTTTACCGGTGAAATCATCTTCAGTACGATGTTGCGCGGCATCTCGATGGTTGCGTTCGCCGCAATCGAGCGAGTGGCGAATGGATATTCACCAATGACCTGCGCAATCGCCTCAGTTCCGGTCTGAGGAACAAACCGCACGGGAATATCTTCTAACGACAAGTTCCCGGTCGCAAGCAATCCTTGCGCAAGGCCGATGAGTTCCGGCGCAAGGAATCCAATGATCGGCAGAACACCTCCCAGGATTCTGCTAGCGATGCCTCCGGTCAGCACAATCGGCGAGACCTGGAAGGCCAGGTCATACGCATTGCGTCCAATATTCGACACGATCAGTGCCTAGCCGCAGCGGATGCCAGATGAGTACGCGCGCTTGCCTTGGTCGGTGAATTTGGATTCACAATAACCGTGACAGGCACAGATATCCCGCGAAGTGCATCAAGGATCTTCTGGTAATACACCTGCGGGGCGTGGCGCTCGGGCTGCTCGCTTCTGCGAATCGCAGAGAGCAGATGCGCCATCGTCTCGGGGTTCGATAAGTTCAGTTTCTTGTTAGGAGAGAATCCTGACCACTTCCTGATGTTGTCGATGTGCTGCGCAAGATGAGGAGTGTTGCTGCCTTCGTACTTAGTGATGATCTTGGAGAGCCGGTCTGTACCGTACCCTCTCAAGATGGAAGCCGCCTTTCTATAGGCATCGCCACCACTAGAGAAACGCTCGTAATCCTGACCATTGCGTCCAGTGTAGTACCGACCGTTGTACGCCTCGATACCCAGAGGATTGTTGTAATTCCTGAAGAGGCTAGGGCCGGTATACTGAAGATTGCCGTGCATCATCTTCCAGTTGCCCTTTTCGTAGTACGCACCTCTTCCACCGCCCATAAAGGCGGAGTTCTCGACGGATTTGACCGGATGCAGAATCCACTTCAGCTTGCGCGCGACGTCCATGATCTCATCGCCCACGAGCTCGACGCCCGACATAAAGTGGTCGAATGTCTGCTTGAATTGAGCGGACTCAAGGTATTTCACCTCGCGACCGATCCACTCGCCAAACTCATCGATCCCGCGCTGTACCGCAGGACTCTTGATCTCGCGGATCAGCCAAGCGCCGGCATCCTTGATCCCACCCTGAATCTCCCCTAGGAGCTTCCCGCCTGAGAGTACCTGTAGGAGACTGTTCTCCACCCCGTGAAGCGTCCCTGTAATCGCGCTCCACAGGCGGCCCCACTTTTCCGCGTGCCGCGCCGATATCGCCATCTGCTGCTGGTACTTTCGCTCAGCTACCGACATCCTGTGCCAGGTGAGCGCTGAGACCTTGCCCAAGGCCCGAATTTCCTGAACCGGTACCATCCCCTGGGTAAAGGCCGAGACGGTCTGCGAGGCCTGGAACGTGCTGAGCCCCATCCGGCGCTCATTGCGGTACATCATGCCGATCCGCTCGGCCATCTCCCGCGAGGCTTTGGCAGCGGACCGATTCGGGTTAACGCCCATGGCCGACAAAGCCGCAAGTCCCTGTGGGGTTTGCTGTGCTCCAGCCATCTTGGACAAGAACGACTCCGCCCCGCTCTTTCCGCCGAAAACACGCCCGTAGGCCGCGCCAAATGCGCTCCGCTGGCCGATCTGCAATCCCATGGACCGAGCGGCGTACTGCTTGCGGACGACGTTCTCGGCCACCTCGTTTAGCCCGAATAGGGCCAAACTACCCACCCCGGTGATGATCCCGCCCCAGCGCAATCCTGCCGATACCACCGTGCGCATACCACGCGCCATCCCGTGCACGACGTGAGCGGACTTCTTCACCGCTCTGGTGAACCGATTCTGCGCAGCAGTAGCCTTGTCTATCCCGATCGCCGTGCGGTGCATCTCTCGGGCCAGTGAGTTCAGCGCCTTGCGCTGATCCTTGGTGAGCTTCTCCTGAGACTTGCCGCCCTTGCCGACAATCTTGTTGATCTTCGCCCATTCCTCGGGTGAGCGCTCAACGTCCTGCTGAAATTCCTTGAACGCCGACAGGAACGACTTGAACTTATCATCGTTGACATCGATGTCGAGGATGCTCTTAAAGGCCACCAAACATCTCCTTCAATGTCGTTATCAAATATCGTTCTCGGTACTCTCGAGCGGACCGGTAGAACATTCTCGGATCGCCGATTGAGTTGTCACCATCGGCAAATGCCGCGATGGAACTCACCAATTCTCCGTTTCGAGCCGCCTCGGCTAGACTGGCACCGACGACTCCGCCCTCTCGGCGGTAGTCGCGGCAGAAGTCGATGTCTTCAAGGAACGCGCGAAATCCTCGCAACTCAACGAGGTGGGCGAGAAATTCGTGATCAAACAGAGTCCATCGACCGCTTCCTTGCGTTCTGACTTTCGTGTCAAAGCATAGCTGACCGTAAAAAAAACCAGCTCCGAAAGCGCCTCCCTCCACTCATCGGAGTCGATGTGCTTTGAGTTTATTGCAGCCTCTACGGGCACCGTATCCCAGCCGTCCTTACCCGGAACAAGGATTACGGTCAATCGCGTGATCTCTGCCAAGAGAGCCCTTGCGCCGCCGTCGCCTTCTGATTCTGATTCTTCTGCGAGTTTTCGGCCTTCATCCTGCAACGTCAGCGCCGCAACGAGAGGCGCAACACGGAACGTCGCTTGCGCAGACTTGCCGAATAGCTCTGCCTTCGTATTTGCGATCAGCTTGAAGTTCGCCTCGAATACCTCACGAGAAATCGGCGTGCTGTATCCTCGGCACTTGCCGACCTCGAAAGTGAGCGCGAGAGTGTCAGTGATTTGCACGTCTTACCCTCAACCCATATTCCACAGGTCATTGTTGACGTAGTAGACTCCGTGTATCACGACATTGACCGTAGGATCGGTGCCATTCATTCGACCAGGGGATGCCTTCATCACCATGTTGTTGTGGACCTTCCTGGCGGAGAATGCCGACGTGTCACTGTGTACAACGATTCGACCTATATTCGACTGGGACTCGGCTTGCTGGAGCCACAGAAGCGAAAGCGCCTGCGAGCGAAGTAAGTTGACGGTGGTAACGGCAATAACGTATGGCGCGTTGCTGTTTACGACGCCAGTCCCTGTTTTGATCTGATCGCCGAAGTCATCCTCAAACTCCATGGACAGAAAGTCCATTCCCATATTTGAGCTTGTAATGTTCAGCGTCGTGTAATTCGGAACGACCACAGAGGCTCGAGCTCGATTGAGCGTGCCCTGCGCAACCATCGGATTCGTAGGCATTTCTTAATCCTCGATTATGCTGCGGGCAGCTCGGATGCAGTCAAGTTGAATGTCAGCGTCAAGAATCCGTTCTGTCCGACGATGGTTGCGGCCAGACCATTGTATACGCCATTGGCGTAGTCGTTCGGGTTCTGCGCGATGTACGTCGCAAACGGGGTCGCAGTGACGACCGCCGACAGAGCTGCACCAAACGTCACGCCGTTGTCGGCCGTTTGTTGTGCTATGCCTTCCAGGGTATTGATTCCACCTTGGGTGTAGAGCAGAGGAGGCTGCTGGTTACTGCCCTGAATTACCGCTGCGGTTACGGCTTGCTGGATGTTGATCTCTTCCCAGTCCATGCCGATCCACCAGCTCTGCTGAGCGCCGCTCGAAGTCGTCCCACCGACTATCATGGCGTTGCTCAATCCGCCCTGCGAAGAAGAGCCGATGTAGCTCCCGTTGTATTCCAGGATGTAATCTAGGATCGCGCCATAGCCAGCGCCATCAGGCCAAGGCGTCACGCCATAGACAAACCGATACTGCATCGGAGCCAGAATGCTCGCGGCCCCTGGATTGTTCACGACGAACTGATACAGCACACTTGCCGCTTGAAACTCAGTGCTCGCCGCATTCACACTCGGAACAACCGTGATAGCCGCCTTGTAGCCACTGAATACGCTGTTGCTGATCGTTCCGTAGGACGCGCAGTTAACGGCGCTCGAGGTGGTGATGAAGTATTTCTGCGCGGTTGGTCCGCTGTACTCCGACGCAAGATCCGCAAGAGTCAGATTAGCACTCGTCCCGGTCACAAGACCGGTCGTTGGCTCAGTCCAACTCGTCCCGATTGAAATAGGAGTCGTTGTCTGTAGCGTCTCGGTTCCTGAAGTGTTAGACGCATAGACCATATACCCAGTCGCTTCCGATGCCTCGCCAGACGATCCAGAAACCGTAATGCTCGGGCTCGCGGCAGGACTTGAGACAGTGAGCAGGAAATCAGCCGAAACCGCAAGAGTAGACTCCGCAGACAGCTCGCCGATCTCACCCGTCGCATTGACGTATGCCACCTTCACATAGTACGTCTGAGCGGCAAGCGTCCCACCGGCTGTTTGAGAGAGAGTTGGAACACCGGGAGGCGTAATCGTGTCCCAGTCAGCCGGCACGAGATAGGCGTAAATCTGATTAGGATTCGCAACGTCCCACGCCTTGAGAGCAGCCGGACCGTCATTCGGAGTCGTAATCGCGCCGAGTTCGAGCAGGTACACGCCAACAGCGCTACCCTGAGAGAAGAACGTATTGATCATGTTCGTCACTTCGGTGTAATTCCCAGAAGTTCCGACATATCCGAGCGCTTCCGATGCGCTGCTAACGAACTGGAGCGTACCTGTTGAAAGCGTCGTTCCGCCCACCGACACTAAAGCGCCGGACTGCTGATAACCCGACGGCTTTGCGGCAGCGAGCAGATTGGCAACGAGATTGACAATCTGCGGTGTGCGTTGAGTAGCCATTGGCCTCCCCTTACAGGTTCACGGGCGACACAGACCCCGCCGTTGTACCGGCCGTCACGACGAATAACCCGGTGTTAAAGATCGTCGGAGGAGTCACCACCGGACCCACGGTATTGAGGTCGATGGTATAGAGCAGCTTCCCGCTCGTATCGGTGCCGTCATAAACAGTGGCGGTCCAAGCGGAACCCGCCGTGTTGACCGAAAACCCAAAGAAGATGCCAGTTCCGGTCTTGACCTGAGTGCTGGCGTTTGTGGTGATCGCCGTCCCGACATGGGCCGAGGACTGATAAACCGCAGAATACTGAGCCATGGAGATAGCTTCCTGTGAGATTATTACAGACCGTAGGAAACGCTGACGATTCCGCCGGTGCCGGGGTTGACGTAGAGACCGCTGTAGAATGGCGCGACGATTTCAACTGGGCCGGCCGCTAACGGAATTGCACTGATGAGATTTGTCGCGCCCGCCGTCCCGCCGCCGGTTGGAGCAGAGAATGTCACGCTTGGTGGAGAGGTGTATCCAGATCCAGGATAGGTTACGGTTACGCTAGTTACCTGTCCTGAGCTATTGATCGTAGCGGTGCCCGTTGCCGTCGTTCCAGAGGTTGGGGCCGAGAATGTCACCGTTGGAGCGGAGGTATAGCCAGCGCCAGGCGTGAATACCGTCACCCCAGTCACTACGCCGGTCGCATTGATTGTCGCAACAGCGGAGGCGGTCGTTGCGGTCGCAACGTCATAAACGCCACCGGCAGCCGTCGGGGCTGTGTTCACGAATACACGAAATACATTGCCGGCGCCGGTATAGACCTGGGTCGGAGCGGTGATATTGAATGCAACGCGCGACCCACCTGGGCCGGGGACAATCCCAGAGAGTTGCGGATACGTTGGCATAATGTCTCCTAAGACGAAACGTTCGTAGACGAACCTGCTGGGATAACTCGACTGTCCGCGGTCCATCCGAGCGAAACAAGCGCGCTGGTGATGAGCTTTCTCGCAAGCGCATCTGCGCAGGTCTGATAATAACTCGCCTCGATCACTATGGTTTTCTTCATAGCAAGTGCGGCGATTTCCGACTGCGTGCGCTTCTCATCCCATATCGCGGGGCTGTTCATGAAGCCAAAATTATCGGTGAGCAAACTATAGTTGACCAAGCCAGCCAGGAACTGCTGCGCCTGAAGGTTGTTCAATCCGTAGAGCGTGAGACTGACGTGATCGGCCATGAGCTGCGAACTCGATACCGCGCTCGAGGAATACGTCCACTGCGGAAAGCCCTGCAATGCGCGCGTCATGTTCGGTTCTACGTGCACCGAAACATATGGCGGAACTATGTTCTCTGGAACCAGGAAGCTGTTATAGGCATCGACGACAGGAGCAAGAGAACCGACCTGCGTCGGCATCGTCGCAATCGCATCGAGGAAAATCGGTAGCGAATTGCTGACGATTGGACCTGCCGGAAGATCCAGCGTTGAATTGACTAGCTGCGATTCAAGCGCGGGATATACCGTGAACCCGGCGTAGTGAAACACTCCGGCCTGCTGGTAGTACGGCCCGCGACTGGAAAACGCGATCTTGATCGTGCCACCGTTAGCGGTCGGCCAGTCCCCGATCCACAGCGACCCAACCGCTATTTCGTTGAATTCCGTAACCGGAGCTTCGGCGCTGAATACAACAGCGTTGACGCCAATAGTTTGATCTTCGGCTTGGTCACGATCCGTGCTGTAGTGTAGCGATCCCTTGACAGTCAGCGGAGTTGACGTTGATACCCAGAACACATACCCGTCTTGCTCGAACGTGTACTTTGTGTACTGGGTGAATGTGACGCTCTGGTCCTTACTGAGCGACCCCAGACCTTCGGCCAATGCGCCATGGAGCTGGTTGACATTCTCCGCGCCTGCTTCGATGACGTTCATGATAAATTCAAATACGCACGAAACGAACGGCTATACAATCCCGTGTCGATGAACGCTGGCCGCGCAAGATTAGCCTTCGCATAGGGATGCTTCAGGCGATGATTCACGCCGGCTTTGGCGGCCTTGATGATCTTGCCAGTTGTTTTCTGCCACTCATCGCGTCCTAGATAGTCCCTGAAGGCGCTTTCCACTTTGGGCAACTGCATCCCATAGGCGTTCTGTAGCGCAGGACTCGACTGAGAATCAAGCAATTCCTTGGCGACGTGCATGACCGCGCGCATCACAGAATCCGCAATTTCTGGTTCGTGATTCTTGACGAATACGCCCATTACCTCGTACTTCTTTTCGAGTATCTCCGCAACCTTTCCGGTCGTCGTAGCCTCAGGATCATCCGTCGATGCGTACGCGAGGTCAACAACTCCAAGAGAAACCTTAGCCATCAGCTCATTCCCCAGACCGTCGGACCATACATCTGCTGCCACGACACCCACGCCCGACCCCAAGGCGTTCGAGTAGCCTCCAAAGCATCGAGAGTGATGGTCTGGAAAAACTGCGGGACAATGAATGTCTGAGATGTCGCCTGATCGCCACTCGCCATAACAATTCCGGGACGAAAGCGATTCAACTCGAACTGAGTGCGCAACCTCGTGAAAACATGATCCTGAGCAAAGAGCAGCAGCAAGTGCATGGCGAGGTTGTAACACGCCGTCGTGTAGGGCGAGAGTTCCCCGAGAATGGCCGGCCCAGGACCAACCGGATTGATCGTGCGATCCAGCGAACTATTCAACGCCTGCGCAGGGTAGGGAGAGGCCAGAGAAGTCACTACTCCGGTCGCTTGCACCCCACTCGCAGGAGCTGCAATCGTGAGTGTCGGGAGAGCGGCGTAATTGGTCCCAGGAAACACAGCCGTCAACCCAGTCACAGCTCCGGAACTAACCGTCGCAACCGCCGTCATGCCGAGTCCGACAGACGGCGGAGCTATTGTGACAACCGGAGCCTCAGTATACCCACTCCCACCGCCCGTGACACTCAGGACCGGCAGCGGAAGATCAACACTCGGGATGCCTTGAGAATAGGCGTAGGCGAAAAAGTCCGCCAGGTTCGGCGTGCCGGGATTCGTCCACGCCATACATCACACCGGGAGCTGCGCGGACGGCAGACTCCGGCGATCACGCGAGCCGCTCTCATCAATCGTAAGATCCATCATCGGCTCAGGGTCTGTCCTTGCGTCGGTCTTCTTCAGTACCGCCATCGTCACCGCCTTTGCCGTGCGCTTGCCCTTGTACCCCTTGTCGCGGAAGTTCAGGTCACTCGCCAATGCGGATCGAGTCGCCTGCGAGACAGAGCGATTCTGAGCGTCATCGAGCTGATCTTCGTGGGCCGAGACAATCTCATCTTTCGTCAGCGGCTTATCGAGCGAATACACAAGTCCGGTGAAGTTCTCGAGCTTCCCGTGCACATCCGACCGCTTGCGCGCCCCATACCGCCTCAACTGCTCCACAATCCCGTCCATCTGCCCCTGGTTGAGATCGATTGGGAATGAGCGCTGAGTGCCGGACGGCAAATCCAGGCGTATGGTCTTGTTCGACTCTGGAACTCGTCCGTTGAAGATGAAATTCGAGCGCGTGCAATTTGCGATGAACAGTTTCATTTATTGCCTCATTTGTTTCGAGGCGTCCGCTGCCTCAACGATCATCCGTGGTGTCACCAAAAAATCATCAGTGCATCAGTACGGCATGCTGACGACGGTCACGCCCTCAGAACGCCACACCCAACCTGAAGTCGAACGAAGTTCGAGCAGTTCAGTCACCGCACCATCCGCAACAGGCGTAGCGATCTTGATCGGAGCCGCAACATCGTGGTACATCACACTCACCGCAGTGGTCGAAGGTTCCACTTCCGCGCCAAACACGTTCGTGTTGATACCCGGAATGACCGGACGCTCCACCTCTGGGATGATAATGACAACAGCATCGGTTCCGCCAGAGCCCTGGCCGATCAGCGTGTCATCGTAGTACCACTCAACGGAATCACCCGCCTCGGCGGCAACGGTCTTGACGACTTCCGCAACCGTAGAGGTGCCACCGCCTGGACGCTGGTAGTTGACGACCTGGACGATATCGCCGTACTGCATCTGCAAAAACTCGCGCTGCGGCGAGAGGATGATGATCTTGTTGCTTATGGACGAACCGGACTGGAACATCCGGGTCTTCAGCTCCACGATCTGTTGCAGGACGAATAACGCCATATCTCCGTTTTGATACGACTGAACGGTCGTATTGCCAAGAGAATCGGGCGGCAACGTGACGTTCGTGATACCCGAGGCATTCAGCAAGCCCTCGCCCTTTGCGGCATCGTAGCCGTAGAGCAACATCGAGCGCAGCTGCTGAAAGATACCCTGTCGCATCGCGAGTTCCTGCGCGAACGGCAGGCCCAAATTGTACCGACTGGCCGCCGCGATATCGTGCCGGTCATAAATCGCACGAGTCCGAAGCAGGTACGTCGCGGTTTGCAGGTATTCAGCTTGCAGAGTCGCGCTCGGCAGGAATTCCGAGGCGAACTGCGACCCAATTGACTGGGACCGAATGTCGAGTTTGTTGACGTACACAAACAGGTCTTCAGCTCCCATTCGCACGCGGGGCTTGCCCTCGTACAGCGTCGCAAAAGCCCCAGAGGCCTGAAAGTACTGGACGATCAGTTCGGGTTCACTGAAAGACGGGTGAACCTTCGCCTGAGCCGGGAAAAGATTAGCCATGAGAATGTTCCTCTGGGATTAGAGCTGAATCAACGCGGCGTAGCCATACGCCCACGTGACCGCCTGTGTTGAACTGTCGTAATTGACGATCTTGCTGTTCTCAGAGACATTCAGCACTTTGACCGGCAACAGCGTATTGGTCCCGCTGACATAAGTCGTGAGCTGATTGTTCGTGAAATCCCACGACACATTCTGAGTCACAGAACCGCCAGACAAAGCAGTCGCAAGCGCGGTGGACACGCTCACCGGGATGCGAATGTTCGAGCCGAGGCGGAAATAGGCGATGTTCATCCCTCCGGCGGCCAGCGGAACGTTGTTGCCCGGAGTGATTACCATGTTGTGCGCACGATTGAACACCGTGAATCCGGTAACAGTGTCGGCAGTCGTCGGAATGGCGAGCTGCGCGTTCAGCGTCCCGTTGGTGTGCAAATCGATTGCCGGCACGTTCTCGATGATCGGAATGCCGCCCCAGTAAGGCTGCGTCGCGCCCGTCGGGACTTGACCGGTCAACAGCCACATGCGTGAGACCGGGTCGTCCATGAACGTACCCTGGATGTAACCCTGCGATTGCGTCTGGAAACTGTTGTTCCCAGTGAGGGTCTGCATTGGGTCGAAATTGATGATACTCATGTCGAATTACCTCAGCGAACCTGCGAGCCTTGGGGGTTACGGTTGATCTTCAAGACCTGACCGCCCGTCATGAACGGAGCCATCCAGCCGAGCGGATCGCCGTAGTACTCGGTCACGTTGTGACCGGTGGCACTGTCTTTGTACGTGTGCGGACGAAGCTGCATCGGCTTTGTCGCAACAGGCTTCTTGGCCGCCTCGAGCGCGTCGGCGTAGACCCGCTCCTCGACAGTCTCGAAAACATCATCGGGAAGCGCGTCCATGACGGTCTTCTTCAAGGTCGCCGAGAACTCCTTGAGTCCATCCGCCAGTCTGTGCCGATAGGCCCGAGGTGACTCTCCGCGGAGATACTCCGGGATGTCCTTGCCCAACATCGCGTACACGCTGTCTGCGCGCTTGCGATATACGGAAATGGCATTGCGCTCATCGATGGTCGGCTCCCGAAGAGCCTTGCTCATCAGCGCACGCATCTCTTTGATCTCGCTGTCCTGCTTTCGAATCAAAGCATCCATGCGGTCATTCGAGTGATGATCGGTCTTGTCAGCACCGTGTCCGCGAAAGTCCTTGCGACCCTCATCGCGCCGCTGGCCCTCGCTGTTCAGTTGAATAACCCCGTTCTGGAGCTGCGGGTCGAGATCGCCCTTGGAAGGTCCGGCCTTCGAGCGCTGGAGACTCTCCTGCTCGGCGTTGCTCGCGGTGACGGGCGACTGACCCTCACCGGCGTACTGAGCCTCGCCACGGGTCTGTGCGCGCTCCTCGGCGGCGAACTTGCGCCCAGCCTCAGCGCCGTTGCCGGCGGACTCGGCGGGATCACCAATCGAATCTTTAGCGACCGCAGTGCCTTCCTGAGCGTCCTCGACCCCAGGGACGCCGCCCTTGCTCTTCGTCTCGATGTCATCGAGTCGAGCGGCAACGTCTTTCACGGTCTGCATCAGACCGGCGGCCCAAGCGGGCACTTCCTCGAAATTGGCCGACTCTTGAGCGTCGCGCTTTTCAACGACCTCTTCGACCTCTTTCTTTACATCATTATCGCGTGGCATGTCAGATTCCTCTTTGGGAGTAGTGCCCGAATCAACTGTTGTAAAACCCTCTGCGTCGCATCCGTCGTGGCGTTCGGATGCGCGCTTCTCATTCTCTGCAATAGCAATCGCCTGTTTCTCTGGCTTTCCGTGTTCCCGCTCGGTGCGGATGTTCTCCGAGACAACCTCTGGTGAGGTTCCGGACTGAAGCGGCATAACTATCTCCTCCACGAATACGGAGGCGGCGATCCAGTGGCATCGCAATCCTCGCGGTTATCAAGTGCCGACAGACTGATGCCTGTAGGCCCCTCGTATTTGTCCCAGACGCCCTCGGGAACTGCGGCCAGGTGATCGATGTAGAACGGATCGCCTTCGATGAAGAGATGCTCTCCGTTTGTCAGCTTCACCATCTCCCCGGCACCATCGCCAAACGTGACGCTCGGGCTCGTGGACTGGAGTTCGTTGACAATCAACGCGGCGTCGTTGTCGTCATAAATCTTGGCGATACCCCAGATATCATCACCATCGATCCAGGGATGTACGAGTATCCCGACCTGACGCATGTGATATTCATCGCCAGACACGGGCCCCTTATCGGAGTGTCCGGCAAGGATTGGCAGACCATCGACACGACGGAGCATGTCGTTCTTGAGCCAGTACCTCGGCGGACGATAGACCCACTCCTTGTGCTGAGGCCGGTAGGCTATTCCGGTCCCAGTAACGCGCATCTTGAACAGCCACAGCGGACCGAAGCGCACCGGGCTCGGAAGCTCGCCAGCCTTCAACCGCTCGATGACTTCCGTCTCGTTCGGAAGCGCGGAGTTCGAGCGGTTCAATGCATATCCTCCGGGCATAAAAAGACCGCCCGAAGGCGGTTGGTGAAAGGGTCAATACGTTGTGTTTTACGCGAGCATGTCAGTCGGCAAGTCGTCGATGTCGTAAATCGCTTCCCACCAGCAAGAACAATACACGGGCCCACCGGGCTGATCCTCCAAATCCTCAGCGTATGGCCGCCCTCCCTTTTTCATCTTGCGAGCTTTCAACATCGCATTTCCCTTGACCGCGTAGACCTTGCCGTCGCGCTCGAGGTGCTCTTTCCTCGACTGATAACTCGCGCGCGGGATGATGTGCCGCCACTTTTTGGCAATCGCGCCGTACTCCATGGCGATCATGTCATCGACCGCAGCCAACAGCTTATGGCCCTGATCGGTGCATACACGCCGGCGCTCGAATGTCTCCCGCTGCAGGCTCTTGGTAACGCCCTTTGACAGCTCGCCCTTGTCCGAGCGCTTGTCCTGGCTCGGCATCGAGCCGGTCGCCCACCCCGCAAACCGTCGCAACTGGCGCTCGATCTCCTGGTCGCGATTGAGCTTGATCAACTCTGCGCTCGCCCTTATGCGATCACCCAGCATCGGTCGATAGCGCTCAGCGATGATTTGCGGTCCGAACCGCATCACCTTGAGTCTGTGCCGCTTATCGAGCGTCTTGAGCCCGCGCCGAAACTTTACGCTGAGAAGCCGCGCGACTTCGCTGTAGATCTTTGTATCCGACGGGTATGCGCTACTGAGAGCGCCACGCAACTGGGGGAGAAATTCGCTAAACCGGTCAACGTCAGCGTTGCCGGTGAATCGACTCTCGAATTCCTTCAGCAGTCGCCGCAGATTCCTGCCGCCGTCGGCCGCCACTTACCGCTCCGCAACTTTGCGGCCCCAGGCCGGCACCACTTTGGGAATCGCAAGCTCATCCGTTCTCTTATCACCACCTACGGATCGCTCATCGCCCATCGATCCCAGTTGAGCAACCGCGGCGTCTTGCTGCTCCTGACGCTCTTGCGACCACTGCACCAAAGCGTCAGGATCGAGCTCCATATCGGTGCTGGAGAATAGCGGAGCGCTCTGCACAACATCCTGGAGCCACGACATCAAGGCCGCCTTGTTCTCAGGATCGGCGTCTTTTGACAGCGACTCATAGACCTTGATCGCAACGTCAACCTTCTTGCACTCGGACTCTAACTGTTCGGCTTCTGTCGGCTGATACAGAGATGGCCACGTCGCTTCAAACGCATCCGACCACTGGAAGAATGCCGCCTCGTAGTTGAGGCCGCGATACTCCGGGTAGATGCTTTGCACATAGGTCTGATACCACTCCGGATTCCATGCCCGGCGCATCACGATCTTGTCCATGAACGCGAATATTCCTTGCAGCGACTGGCGGATGCTGTCGATGTAGATTCCGATCTCCTTGGAATCCTCCCGCCCTTCGCTTAGCCCGTCGGCAAGCCGCTCATCGAGTAGCAGAATCGCGGGCATTCCAGATGCCGCGGCGATGTTTCGAATGATGTTATTTCGAGCGTATGTGCCGCCCTTGTCCGTGTGCTCGAGGTTCAGCGATTCGATTGCCTCGTCAACGCCTATCGACAGCACATTCCCGGTGGCCGAGTCCTTGAGCTTACTCCGGCGCAGTCCGAAGAAATTGAGCGTCGCTTTGTCCAAGATCGAGCCAGGCGAGTTCATCTTGGCGATCAGCAGCATCAGCTTACGCTGAATCTCGTTGTCCGCCACCATCGATAGGATGTAACTCCTAAGCGGAAACAACGCGCGCTGATAGACCGAGCGGCCGATAAACCCGAAGGCGCTGTCTGTCCACTCGATCCAGATAGGTTGCTCGTGAATGAGCACCGCGGTTCTGGTTGTCGAGAGGTTTTTGCCCGCCGCCCAAATCTGTTGCGGCTGAAGGAAGTCAGGTGCAGTCGGATCTTGCTGCAACACCAGCGAGCCGGCCGTATTCAACGGGTCCAGCATCGAGAAATACAGGTCTTGCTTGTGCAGCGTATCGAAGTCCATCGGAGAATCAGGGTCTTCTCCGCGCGTCCCACACAGCAGCGAACCGACGCCGTAAATCCGCGATATCACAGCGATGCGAAAGATGATGGTGTTGCCACCGAGGCCGCCGATCTTCGCCCACTCTTTCTCGTAGCGACGGATCAGCTCCTCGGCAATCGTGATCTGAGGGTCTGAGAAGCTGATCTTGCGCGGTTGGCTGAAGGCTTTCTCGAGCGGCAACTCCACCATCTTGCGCCCAAGCGGATGGTACGAGTAGAGCGTCTTGCACGTCTCATACCCCGGCGCTGTCCCTGGGATGATCTCATCGACCACCATGAGATTCCAGAGTTGAGAGGAGAAGCTGGAGCCGGAATTGCCCCCTACACTGAGCACGGCCTGCCCAGAGTTGTCCGCTCCAGTTGGAAACCAACTCACTGCGTTTTGTCCACAGACTGTTGAATTCGAGAGGCGAGAGCGCTCTGAAAGTCAGAGAAAAGATCGGAGATATCTACATCCACCTCCGACCCATCACGCGTCAACTTGCACGTATAGGAGAAACCGTCGGTATGATCGTCGCCGCTCATGAGCTCGACTTCATAGCTATCCGGCACATCGACCGCAGCTACCATCATCAGTCCCGTCTTCAAAATGTCCACCTACCGCGCAGGGCGCGAAACAATTATGCCGTATGTGAAACAGTCCACCAGGTCGAGGTTGTGCTCCCCGCGCTTCATACCGATGCGAAACGATGCGAGCTGATCGACAAGGTGATTCTTCGACATCTCGCGATATGTCACGGTCTTGTCCATGGCGTATTGCGACATCTTCACCTGGCCTGAATAGACCTCACTCGCTACCGCTATCGCGCGCCCTTCTTTTCCGACACTAGTCAACTTGCTGTCAATCGCGAAAACCGGCAGGCCGCGCCGCTCAGACTCTCCGACTAGCACCGTTCCTGATGAGGCATCCTCGATCCAAGCGCCCTTGAAGCCCTCGAGCGCCTGAGTGAAATTGGCGAACTCGATAGCCTCGCGAATCTTCCCCGGTATCCAATCAATCAGCAGATGCGCCTTGATCTGTACGATGTCGTAATCCACGATGACAAGTCGCACCCCACCGGGAGGATTGCGCTTGTATACCGCAAATGTTATGCACGCCGTACCATCATGCTGCGCGCCGTCCTTTGCCGCAGTGTCGAATACCAAAAATACCTGATCTGGCTTCGGCAACTGGCCCATGCCCTTGCCATCTATCAGCAGACGGTTGACATCGAAGAACGCAGCGCCAGACCAATCAACAAACTCGGCCAAATACTCCTGCTGATACACCAGCGGAGGCCACTCGGACTGGAGCTTTCCAACCTCGACGGGATCGAGCATCGGATTTTCCGCTGTCTTGGCGTGAAACTCTATCCACTTAGACTTATCGGACGTGCACGCCCAGTAGAAATAATTCTCCGGATCAATCCCTTTAGGCGTGCCAGCCATGATGGCGCGGCCGCCCTTATCAAGTAGGGTGGGCGCTATCGACTGCTCCCAAATCTCACGCAATCCCTTCGGTATCAACGACGCTTCATCGATGATAACAAGATCGTAAAACCTCGAGCGGCCCGCATCAGGATCAAGCAACGTCCAGAACTCGACAGATCCACCACCGGCAAACTCGATGATCTGATCGATCTTGGAACGCCTCACAATGGCAGGCGCACCTAACCTCGATATCCGAGTGTACGTCGGGGTGTTCAGCCGATACTGCGGACCAAACCACCCAATCCTCTGTCCCTGCTTGATCGCACGCTTGAGCGCCGTGCGCTCGAGCAACGTGGTCTTCCCAAGCCTACGACCACACCTCAGCACAACGTACTCGTGATCCAAAAACCCACGCGCAATCCTCTTCTGCACAGGATGCAGCGCCGGATACTCGATTGTGCCACCCATTACACATCTCGATCAGGATCAATGATCGTTACACCCTGATCCCCACCATCGGCCCGCCCAGACCACTTCTTCGGATTCCATCGCGCTAATAACTGCATCCGAGTCCACACGCGCAACTTCCTGTGCCCCAACATGTCCTCGCGCCTAACCTCAACCTTGCCATTTCCCTTCGCAGTAGTAACCTCGCCAATTTGCGGCGTGTCAGCTATCTCAAGACATTGAGCAGCAAGGATTTCTTCGCCGTCATCTCTGGCTTCCGCGATCCGTGTAGAAATATTAGGATCAGCCTCCATCCAGTTGTAGACCGTCTTTCGAGACGGCATGTGCGCATCTCGGCAGATGATAGATAACGGCACGCCATCTGACAGGCGGTCGCATATCTCATCAACGATAGCGTCTGTGCGTTTGGTTGGGCGGCCAACTTTGCGAGCGCCCGGCTCCTGGGTGCTCATCGGTAGCTCCTGATCAGGTTGCGTGATACCTCGCCAAGCGCGTTACGGCGCTCAGCGGGGGAAGGCTTGAGTCGGCTACTCATACAGCTGCGGCCTGTTCCATACAGTCCGCAGCCGATTTTCGCGTAGACGCTTCACTTACGAGCACCACGGGAAGAGGGACATTCCCGTTGTAACCTCTCGTATCTTGCCGTCCGTTATCCGGGCCCTCACAGTCCGGTCGTGACCTGGGCAGCAATATGCTCGCCTCACGGGGTATGCCCAAGATGCGCATCCCCTCAGCCACAATGCACTGAGCCGCATTGATATCCCGGTCATGGCGTGCGCCACAGGAGGCGCACGTCCACTTTCGGGTCTTCAACGTCAGTTCGGCATTTACAGCGCCACAACAGGAGCAGATCTTGCTGCTCGCGAAGTAGCGGTCAATCACAATGAGCTCGCGTCCATACCACTGACACTTGTAGGTCAGCTGGCGACGGAACTCACCAAACGCCGCATCCTGGACAAAGGCGGACAAAAAGCCGCGCGCCAGGCCCTTGACGTTCAAGTTCTCGATACAAATGATGTCGTTTTCTTTCACGAGTCGAGTCGTCAGCTCGTGTAGACAGTTATTCCGGTAATCGGCCACCTTGGCGTGCGCTTTAGCGAGCCGCACCCGTGCGCGCTGGCGGCGTTTTGAGCCCTTTTGGGTGCGCGCGAGCGCGCGCTGACAACGCTTCAGATACCGCTGCTTGGCGCGCCACTTGCTGTGATAGTGCCGCTTCTCGCCCGTGGAGAGTGTGGCGAGCGTTTTGACGCCAAGGTCCACTCCGATAATTTTACCGGTCGCCGGCAGGCTCTCGACTTCCACCTCTGCGGTGAAGGAGACATAGTACTCACCGTTGGGCTCTTGCGTGAGCGTCACCAGCGCAGGCCCACACACCCTTTTTGGCGCTTTTCCTTTCGCGAGGGGTTTTTTAGGCTTCACGACTCGTGTGATACTCGGCAACGGCTCCGCGGTCCGCAGCACGCCGAGCTTAGGGAGGGACAGAACGCCGTTCTTCCACCGTGCCCGGCTCACGCCCTGAAACCGGATGCTCTCCCGATTGCCGCGGCGCGGCCGCTTAGGATACTTCGCCCGCCCGGCGAAGAAATTGGCGAATGCCTTGTCCTGGTCGCGCAACGCCTGGTTGAGACACGTGGCAGGGATTTCCGTCAACCACTCGTGTCCGGGCGTTTTTTTCCAGCCCGTGAGCATACGGCTGAGGCCGACATAGGTCAGCTTGAGCTTGTAGTGCTCGTAGGCGCTCGAGCGCAGGTCGAGGGCGTGCGTCTTCAGCCACCGGCACGCGCCGAACAGGCGCGGCAACCACCGCTGCTGTGCAGCGGTGGGATAGACCCTGATTCTCCAGGCGCGGGTGACTTTTTGGCTTTCCATCTATAGGGTTTAGCACATAGTTTTTAAACTCCTGGTGCTTCTTTTCGGTCTGTTTGTGCTCGAAATGAGTAGCCGACGGCACGATGAGGCCGCCCGACGTCCTGCTCGTAACGCCCTTAATTTATGGCTGCGAGCAAATGACTCAAGCGGGCGGGGTCGGCTTCTTCCCTGAAGCCTTCGATGTCACGTCCCACAGAGGCGCGGCGTGATAACGCAAACTCGCGCGCTGGATAGCTGCCTGAGCGACAGCTCGAGCGTATGTGCGAGTCTTGCGGTAAGGGACAAAATACGTATCTCGGATCATGCGGAGCTCCCTGGGCCAGCTGGAGCACTGGTTAAAGGATCAGCTTTACGTACACGGCAAATCAGGCGATCTCGGACGTACAGGCCGGAACTCTCGCGGCGCGCGCTGCTGCTACAAAACTCGGCTCCGGCGCCGATTACGCCATCGACTACTACGCACCGTCGTCACCAGAAGAGGCGTGCGCGTGGCGGGAAATTCGCGCGGCCTGGCGGGAGCTGTACAGCGCACCGAAAACGGCGCCCGTCTACACGCCGACGGTGCTGCGTCCGATGCTTACCTGCAAGCGCTGTGGCGAGCGTGGAGCGGTTGGCGAGTATCCATTTTCGACATCCGCGCATACGGGGCTGTGCGACGATTGCGGCGCATGACGCCCCGCACCCCCGCACAGCGCCAGCAGGCCCTGCGTGATCGCCGTAGGGCGGCTGGACTCAGGCCATACGAGGTCTGGGCTCTACCTACAGAGTGGCCGATGATCAAGCTACTCTTGGAGCGGCTGGCGAAGGAGAGGTCGGAAAATTAAAGGCCGCAAAGCGGGTGGGGGACCCGGTGCTCATGACGCCGTTCGCATGGTTATCGCTTTTTCAAGGCGCACTTTTCCTGCAAGTATTTACCGGGCATTCTGCCGGTATGGCCTAATTCGACCCTCCGGTCCTTGCGGAACGCGGAAGCTCACTGCGGACTATACGCCGATCTTCTGGAGCTTGCAAGCACTCACCGGCCCGCAACCACTGAGCAATACAGCCTTGTGCTACGCTCAGCCATCGACCATATTGTTGTTGTAATTCAAGGAAATAGCCGAAGAGCGGCTTGCTCCATACGCGCTCAGGAACGTTCATGTAGATCGGGAACAGGCCGGGCGCCTGGACAAACACTCGTGGCATAGCGTCGTGATCTAGCACAAGTTCGGCCAACCGCTCGATGTAGTACCCCCTACCGGTGAGCATCGGCACCTGCCACGGCCACTGGTGCTGCTCCGCCACGCGGATCGCCTTGAGTGTTAGACCGCGGTGCAGCTCAGCGTCGTGCGTCCGATCTCCCGCAAAGGAATACAGCGCAGCTAACCACGGCATTCTGGGAACGTCCTTTGCCGCCATCCCGGCCTCGGCGTGCGTCCACTCCCTCGCGCGCGCTACCCGAGTCTGCTTGCCCTCCACAGTTTCCCGGACTGGTATGCCATCCCATCGTTCCTCGCGTGTCCTGCGACGTTTTGATGCGGCTCCACGAGTATTTGTCTCACTCGCCACCGTGTGACTGATGTCGATACCGTGCGCGGTCGCAAGTACGACAAGATCTGCTGGTCTCATATATTCAACTCCGCAATTATTTTCTCGCGTTCTTGAAGTAGTTGCAATGCGTGCCCCTCCGTTTCCCCTACTGCACTCACGCCTGCCTCCACAACACCATCCCAATCCCATGCGAATGGCGTGCGCTTGACACTGAAAACAGAATCACTGCCACGCCTCAACAGAAATTCCGTATTCTCGATCTTGTGAAGCCACACTGTGTCACTACCATATGGGTGCCTAGCTAAAAACATGGCTTACCTCTAGCGTCTAACTGCCGTTCTAATCTTTCGCTTCCCGCAGCGCTCGCAGCAAAACTCCCGCACCGATATCTTTCCTCCATGAGTACTGATCGAGCGCCATGAACGAGCCAAATACCATTGATGCAACTTGAGACCGCATAGGATGTTCACCGCTCAATCTCCTTGTGCAGCTCGCGCACCTCTCTGAGTTCTACGCGCAGCCTTGCGATTTGAGACAAGAGATATCCCGTCATCATTTCGAGGTATTTTACCATGTCATCTTCAGAACACGAATCCTGCGCGGCTGCCATAAATTCCTTTTCCATCTCGGCAACTTCCGCCAACATCTTTTCATTACTCACCATAGCCACTCCCAAAATCGGCGCAGGACTGACTTGCGAGCGGTACAGTGAGTCTCCATCTCTGAATTCTCGCCACGCCACTCCCTCGGCGCTTCCGTTCCCGGCGTCCAATATTCCTCGGGCATCACCGTCTCGCTTAGCGTTTGCGGACGCCGAGCGAATCGACCTGACTTGTCCCGACGCAGTTTGCGTGAGCGTTTCTTTTGGGATCGTTTGTTAACCATGATTCACCTCGTTGCGGAAAATTACCCTCGGAGTTATCCATGGATGGTAACGACCCCGCCGGCTTGAGCCATTTGCGCAGGATGAGCCGCGCCAGCCATCTCGGCGTCGCGCGGCCCTGCGCAGGGCGTCCGGCGGCATGTTTGTTGTCTGCGCTGCGGCCAGTTTCGTGCTATAATCCGTGCATGGCTGCCGTCACGCGATCCTATCGAATTCGCGCCTTTCCCAATGGCGCTCAGCGTCGAATGCTCGATCGCTGGTTTGGCGCGTCGCGGTGGCTGTGGAACCAAGCGCTCGCGATCCGCTCGGAAGCCTACCAGCATTGCGGGCTGAAGCTGACCGGAACGGACCTCTCGCGATGGCTCACGCAGTGGAAGCGCACGGCTCAGCACGAATGGCTCGCCGAGATTCCAGCAACCTGCCTCACGCAAACGCTGCGCGACCAGGACAGAGCCTTTGCGAACTTCTTCGCCAAGCGATCCAGATACCCAAAGTTCAAGCCGCACCGCCTTGGCGGCTCCCTGCGCTTCCAGGACCTCGGGACGGCGTGGACGCGGGGCACATTGAGCCTCCCGAAGTTCGGGGCGCTGAAGCTCGCAGAAGCGCTCCCTGAAGTGGCGAAGCCGGACATGGTGACGCTGCGCCGTGACGCTGCCGGACGATACTTCGTCTCGTTCAGCGCCGAAGTGGATATCGCGCTCCTGCCGGTAACGGGCCGCGTGATCGGGGTTGATCTTGGGCTTACCCATCTCGCAACGCTTTCGAGCGGCGAGAAGATCGAGGCGCCGAGGCATTACCGCAATCGCCTGCGATACCTGCGCCAGCAGCAACGATGCCTCGCGCGCAGGAAGAAAGGCAGCAAGCGCCGCGAACGCCAGAAGCTCCGCGTCGCCAAGATTCACGCGCGCATCGCCGATCAGCGATCCAACGCGCTGCACCACCTCACCACGAGACTGGTGCGAGAGTTTGATGTAATCGCCATAGAAGACCTGAACGTCAAAGCCATGGCTCGCGGGATGCACTCTCGCTCGATCCATGACGCGGCCTTCAGCGAGTTCCGCCGCCAGCTCACCTACAAGGCGAATTGGTATGGCAGAACAGTGATTGTCTGTGACCGCTGGTTCCCGAGCAGCAAGTTGTGCTCGGCATGCGGTTACAAGCTCGATGAACTGCGCCTTGATGTCCGAGTCTGGACGTGCCCGAAGTGCGGCGCGAACCACGACAGAGACGTGAACGCGAGTCAAAATTTGCTGCTGGCAGCCATGTCGCAGCTTGGCCCCCGTGACGGGGGTGACCTGCGCGCCGAGGCCGAAGATCCATGCACGGCAGCAATGCCGGCGCAGGTGTCGGCCGCTGAAGCGCGAAGCGGGCAAATAGTGAGCGAGTGTCTGGAACATGAGCGAACTATTTAGCGGCGCAGTCAAGTCTCAAGATTCTTCGCGGCCTTCCGAGGCTCGTAATAGTGTTCCAACTCCGCAGGCGTAGGCTCGCGCAGCCAAAACGGCACATCGCACCGACAGCCGAGCATGTGCTGACACCCATCACGCACCTCTCGCGCGTGACAGTACGCATCAAAGTCTGTCCGCTGTTTATCTGACATTCTGCGACCTCACCACTTTCATACACGACTTGCACGTCTTTAACCGCCCATAGCCAACGCGCCGAAATTCTTTCTCCGGCTTCACAACTTTGCACCGCTTGCACATCAACCGCGCCACAACTTCACCTCTATGCCGTAGCGATCCTTCATCTGCTTGCACTTGTTCTTACTCGCCTGAGTCTGTTTGCCCTTGGCGTCGATGACCTCAACACCTCCAGCGGCCAACGCAACAACAAAGTCGGCACGATAGACCACGCCACCCTCTAACCGAAATGGAACCTGGCGCGTAAACCAAGCGACCTCGCCTACGCTCCACCGGTTCTGCAACCAGAGATAGCACCTCGATTCGAGCTTGCTATCAAAACGGATGCCATCCAGAACCACCGGCATGTTGCGATACTTGCTCGGCTTCTTGCCCTTCGCCCCCTGCGCACGCGCTTGATTTTGATAGTCGGCGGGAAGATCGGAAATATCAGTTATGCGTTTCAACTTTGCCACCACTCGTTTGGAATGCTTCTCGCAACATCGTCGGCATCATGCTCAGGAACCCTATCGTGTATTTCTTTCGGCTTCAGCCATTCCTCATACCCTCCCGTCACCGGATTGTATTTCAATGAGCATCCGCCGAGCTTACCGATTTCTCGGAAGCGTATTTTCTGTATGTGAATCTCAACCTCGTGTTTCCCTGGATCGTTCAAGTCTCGCCAAATGACTATGCCATTGTCAGCTTTGTTGCGAAAATGCGCGCTCCCTGAAATGTCGTACAGAGTCGGAACAGGATATTCTCCATTCTTGTTCCTATAGAGTTTAGTTGGATGCGCGACAATCCAGACATGCACGTGGCACCGGCGAGCGAATTGCCGAATACGTCGCAACGCAACGCCAATATATTCCGTCTCTGAAGTATCGAATCCGCGCTCGTGCTGAATTTCGTTCCACGGATCAATGACGACACCCTCGATGCCACACCTTCGCACCAATTGCTCGGCACGCTCGAGGATGAACGAAAGCGTCCAATCATCTTCATCTGCGGGCAACAAAAACTGCACATGCTCGTCCAGAAATGCCTCACAAAACTCCACGTCTTGCGGGCGCATCCTTTCAGTCGGTCCGCTGCGAAACGGTACGCGAGTGTAGTGTTCCATGATCCTCGATATGTGATTCGCCACCGGCTGATTCTCTGGAGTGAACATCACAAATCGCCAGTCATGCTCGCGCATGAGATTGACAATCAACCCATCAACCCAATTGGATTTCCCGCTGTTAGGCACTCCCGTTACAACAGTGACCTCTCCGGCTCTGACGGTGTAGTATTCATCGAGTGTTTTCCACCCCGTGGAAAGTCCGCGTTGGACGCCATTCTCGTAGAGCGCGGTAATTTCTTGGTGCAAATCCATGACTCGGATAACACCAGACAGGGGAAACGGCTCGGCTGATTCAATGCACTTGCGAAGCGCCTCGGCCCCATGTTTGACTAAAACATCATTGGCATCTTTGCATCCTTCCGGCCAACGGACGCGCTTGCATTTTTCAATCCCGATGCGTCGCGCCAGCTCTTGCTCCAATCGAGTGCCGGGCGGATCATTGTCAACCGCTATGATCCATTCCTTGACCGTCTCGATACGCGCATTATCGAGAAACGAAAACTTGCCGGCATAATTCTTCGCGTTCGGTGGTGGCGCGCCGTCAGGGACGGAAACGCAGCTTATGATGCCGGCCGTTTCGATAGAGAGCTTGTCAACTTCACCTTCAACTAACACACACTGCGCATTATCGATATCATCACAACCATACAGAATCCGTTCTGCGCCTGTCTCCATGCGGAAGTTCTTTTGCCGATCACGATACTTGACGTTGATCAATTCGCCGTCGCGAAAATACGGAAACGCAATTGCGCCGACGTGATCCTCGACTTGAGGCATATACACCTTGGCTGGTGTGATCTTGTTGCGCTCAATCACTAGCCGAGGGATCTTGCGGTTAGCGAACCACTGCTCGATTGGGTCGAGCGGTCGTATAGGGAGAGGCGAGGGGCGTCTGTGTTGCGGTTTGCGCCATCCGACTTCTACCACTTCTTTTCCGCGCGTCAGAGAGCCAGCGAATCCGCAGTGGTGACAGATCCAGATTCCTTTGTCGATATTGACCGACAGGCAGCGGGCGGATTTTTTCTTCCGTTGAGCCGAGCACTGTGGACATGTCAAATCCACCTCACCGGATGCGCCGGTGGGGATAGTGAGGCCAAAATCTGCCCAAGTGTTCATTTGCTAAAACAGCGTAAAATGCTTTCTGGTCGGTTTTCGTCTTGGGGCCGCAAGGGGAGTAGCAGATTTACTTTTTCTCGGCGCATAGGCAATCCTACGTCGATACACGGGGTGTCTCGCTTGGTACCGTAGGTGCCTGGGCGTTCAAATCGAGAAATTTTCCCAAAATTCGTCATGCGGATCGGAACCGCTCAGGTCTAGCTTCGCGCGGCGTAGTCGCTTTGACGAAATAGCTGACAGGATCAGCGACTGTGTTTGCTGCCAGGTAGCCGAGCACCTCGGAGACTTTGGGAATACCGACCGACTTGACCGCCTTGCCGATCAGCGCTCGGCGCTTTTCGCCCAGTAACGACACGCCCAAGTCGAAGATTACTTTTTTCGGGTCCAAAGGAAGTGCCGCCGCAGGCGGATCGGCATCTTTTCTTTCTCCCTCTGCATCTGCCTCTGCATGGTCTAACTGGGGTTTACTGTTGTTTACACTGTTTACAGAGTGTTTACTTCTGTACTCGCGCATGTATTCCCGCATGTACTCCCTGCGACTAGATTCATCCTTAATTTCTCTATATTTCAAATAGTTAACGATTCTCCAGCCCCACTCTACATTGTCGCGCAATCGCACTATTCGCCGACCCTCGGCGTCTGGAGTTCGAGACTCTGGATCGGGCTTCTCAAGCTCCCTGATGCCAGCTTCGACGAATTCTGGCGGCCATCCGATACGCCGTGTTAACGCTGTTAACGTTAGGTTTACAACCCCATCACGGTCGGCAAGGGCGACCATGGCCATGAAGACCGCGGTCGCTTCTAGATGCCCGTGCAGTGTTCCATCGAAAATCTGGTTGAAAAGCTTGCCGAACATTTTTTGTTCAGTCCTTGCCGAGATAACGGGCCGGAATAAATCTTAGGAATCTCTGCCTGTCCTCCTCGGTGCAGGCTTCCCAGGCGTAGATCATCAAGTTGAGGTGGTAGTCTGGATCGACATCAGAAAATTCTGACGTCATGTCGATCAGCTTTTGGAGCGGAACGGACGTGGCCGGCTTTGGTCGCTCGGATCTCGGCGTGTGTTTTGCCTCCTCCTTGGCCTCGGCGATCTCCCGGATGGTGGCCGCCTGCCGCTCTAGGGGCTGTTCTGCGGCCTTCAGGAGCGCGGTTCGGTTGTCGTCTAGGCCGACCTCGCGCGCCGCCTCCTTGGCCTCCTCCGTGAGGCTGGCGACCTTCAGGGCGCGGCGGGCGTCGTCTCGGTCAACGCCGAGTTCACGGGACGCGGCACGCACACCAGCGGCGGGACGTCCGGGTTTATTCTTTGGTTTTGGCGCAGCTTGCGCCGAAACTCCTGTGCGCGAGGTGGCACTGCGGCCTGCGTGGGTCCAGCCCCGCGCCCGAGCGTAGACCCCTGCCGCGCCTGCACTCCACTCTCGGCTTGAATTTCCCGCCCGGCGCGTCGCTGGCCGGCGCGTCGCGGCGCGGTGGATTCCCGCACCACCTGGACCTTGCGAGAGCGTGCCCGATGGGGGCATAAATGGGGGCAGTTAGATTGCATCGGATTCACGAAAGCCTATAGAAATAGGCATTCCGTTGGGTACCTTCGATTCCTCTCCCGGGCACCATCTCAATATTTTGCTTTGAATTCATTGACTTAATATTAACATTAAAGGGACTCGAAACCGGCGATTTCCCGCTGCATTATCGAGCAAGCCTTTAGATCGGGAAATGTCATGCCTGGGCATCAAGCCGTCAAGCCTGATGCAAATTGGGGTCACTTTGGGGGTAACTCGGCGCTGCTGTTTCCCGGTTACCCCTGAGCGGGAAGTCACTGCCCCCCCGGTGAGGGACCTCGCTTGATCGGGCGGTGCCGGGGCAATCATCCGGAAGGACGGCGCATCCGCTCTCCGTCGCCACGGTGGCGGAAAACGGTCGGCGACCCTCTTCTCGTGACTCATAACGGCAGAGTCGAATTGTTCAACGGCATTGGCCTCGCCGCTTACCGAGGGATCATTACCGACAAAGTGCACGACGCGGCGATGAACGCTCTCGATGACGACTTTACCCAAGGACGCTACAAACAGGGGGATGTGCTTTGGCGAGCCACCCTGACAAAGAGCGGCTGAGCTCAGCCGCAAACACACTCGTTCGATCGGCTGCCGCTCGCTGGACATCCTGCACGTCGCAAGCGCGATGGAGCTGGAGTTCAAACACTTTGCGACGTTGACGTCCGGCAGCAGCAGTTGGCCCGAGCTGCAGGCCTGAAGATCATCCGGCCCTCCGGCTAACGCTGGACGGAGGCGCGAGAGGTGGGCCGCTGGCGGGGGTCCGAAGCGCAACGTCCGGTTGATGGCGTTGAGATCGACTCCTTCGGGGTCGAAAGCGCCGCCCATCCAGCTGAGCATGCTCTTCTGTTGGCGACGACGGCAAAACCTACGTCTTCTAGCAATTTCCGGTATTCGGCGCCATCGAGGCTGGCGTGATACAGGGGCTTTCCTTCAAGACGTCCAGTGGCCTCGCCATGGGCAGGCCCGCTCGTGAACATCAGCGCGGCGCGTGGCGCGGCGTGCGCCCGGAATATCGGGAACATTCGCCCCTGATCTTCGTGATTCAAATGAAAGAAGCTATCCCAGGCGAGAGCGGCTTGAAAGCGCCGCTCAAGAGATAACGTCCGCATATCTGAGACAAGCGCCTGCTCACCGGGAAGGCGCGCTCGAAACTTGGCAACCATTGCGGGCAACCATTGCGGGCGATGAATCGACGCCGGTGACAGCGTAGCCACGCTCGTTGAAATACTTTGCGATCGGCTCACCGGCGCCGCAACCCACGTCGAGCACCGACCCGCCGGAGGGAACGAGCGCGCAAAAGCGATCCAGCCACCCGCGCTCGTAAAAGCTGGCTTCTCGCGACCGCGCTTCGACCCAGGCGTCAGCATGCCGCTCATAGATGTCGACCATGCGTTCAGCGTCGGTGCTCACGCAAAGATGCTACGACTTGCGAAGCGGTACCGCAATGGCTGTTTCCGCCGCGCGAGGCGGCGCGCCCCGGTTGCGCCTGAGCGAAAGTGAGGCTGCCGATGCCGGCGAACAAGTCGGCACCCTCCCGTCTTTCACGGACGACTCTCTGGTATTCCGCAGCTGCTCATCGCTTCGAGTCTCAGTACCTCACGCATTGGGGTGGACCTTAGCCGCCGCGTCACGGGAGCTACACCGGGGTGGATTCAATACCAGCGATTATCTTCGGCACGCCCCAGGGCAGTTAAGGTATCAGCGTCATGCCGGCGAACTTTGCCGCGCCAGCATCGAAGGTCATGGTCTTTCCGCAGCCCGTCGCGGCCGATGTACGCTCAATAAGACAATCGGCGAAATCCGCACTGCTTGTCCCAAAGGTTCGCAGCGCCTGCGAGACCTGTTCAGCGCGCTCGAGGACGATCTCCTTTGCTCTCAGAAGCCCATCGAGCGCCCGAGAGACCTCTTCGCGAGTGAGGCCGTAGCAGGAGATGAGTATCCAGACCAGCTCAACGAGGGCAACCACAGGCACAAAACCGGGAGTCTCCGCTGTCAACGACTCAATGAGTCTCGATGCCTTCTGAGACTGCTTGGGATCGTCCTGCATCACGTACCGGACGAGAACGTTGGTATCGAGTCCGATCATCGGATCGCTTCGAAAGACCTCAACGCGCCGCAGCGCCGCGCTGAGCAACGGCGGCGCTCATCTCGTCAATGGAAACCGTTCGCTTCGGCTTGCCGAACATGCCCTTCAGCACCGTCACCGAGCGCGTCGCGGGCACAATCTCAAAGCGCCCCTGCTCCACCTCGACAAATTCCACTCGATCGCCGGCATCTAGTCGTAGCGCCTGACGCACTTCGATGGGAATTGTGATCTGACCTTTGCCAGTGAGCGTTGCCGTTGCCATCGTAATCTCCTTACTCTAACGTAAGGATACAATATCCACCGGCAGGAGAGAATTCCATCGTGGGAAGCCGCCCCGCGGGATGCGCTGGGTCGCTTTCCGGGTAACCCACCGGGCAGCACTGCTCACGCTGTGATCGTAAGGGCCTTTTGCTCGAAGTGCGAGGCCTCTGCCGGGCGGCCATCACGGAGCCGCAGAAGATCGGCGCCCTGCTCCGCAGCATCGACGGCTATGTCGGTCACCCGACGACGCTGATCGCCCTGAAGCTGTCTCCTCGCGTCCTCGTTCGCCCCAGCGAGTTCCGCGCCGCGGAATGGAGCGAGGTCGATCTGCAAGCCGCTGGGTGGCGCATCCCGGCCGAGCGCATGAAGATGCGGGAACGGCACATCGTTGCGCTGTCCACGCAGGCAATCGCCCTCCTCCGCGAGCTTCGCAGCGTCACCCGCAAGAGCCGATACCTCTTCCCGTCCCTACAGAGCCCCGACAAACCGATGTCCGTGAACACAGTGAATGCCGCCTTGCGACGCCTCGGGTATGCGCGCGACGAAATGACAGCCCACGGCTTGCGCGCCATGGCCTGCACCTGCCTCAATGATCTCGGCTGGCACCCGGATCTCGCCGAGCTCCAGCTGGCCCATGCGGAGCGGAACAAGGTCCGCGCGGCGTACAACCGGGCCGAACGGCTGGCGGACAGGAGGAAGATGATGCAGGCGTGGGGGGATTATCTCGACGACCTGCGTGCTGGCCGACGCGATGCCGCCCCCATCAAAACCCAGTCACCTCGGCCGAGCGCGACGTCGCAAGGTCAGATCATTCGTCCGAATATCGGGCGAAAAGACCAAGAAATGCACGATGAAACCGTTCCACGGATGGCGCTATTCTGA